GCGTTTTTGCCTTCTTCATCTTTGCCATAGAGGATGTAAGAGGCCATTTGTTCAAGTTCAGAATTGGTAGGGTTGGTTTCTAGCGTGTCAAGGATTTCTTCTACTGCGTGAAGACGGTCTATGTCACGCTCGATAGAGTAGTCGAGTGAGTATTTCTTTTTCATGTGCTTACATCTCCATTTACTGGGGATACAACTTCCTTCATTTTAAAGTTTACCATATTTTAAGGGATTTGTCAAGTGTTTGGGTTTGATTTTCTGGCGGGTGTGGAATTTCAGGCCGGGTGTGGAATTTGGGCAGCCCTTAACAAAAATTTAACATAAACTTAACATTTTCCTCAAACATAGCCCCGGGGTCGGCCGGGCGACTCACTTTAGTCTGCTAAAGTGGTAACGCGACATCACTTCACCGTGTTAAAGTGGCAATTTCATACTTTAACATATTAAAGTGCTAAATCCTACCACTGGGATAGGATTATTTCGGGCGCAAAAAACCTAGTAGGGTGGTGGTGTTTGAGTTTTTGTCGCCAGCGCAAGGCACCCACCCGGCCCACCGATTTTGTAGGAAAAAGATGGTAGCCCCCACTTTAGCGCGGTGAAGTGCTAAAGTGTTAAGAACGGGCGGGGGCGGTCACTTTATTATGCTAAAGCGGATAGTCATGGCCACTTTAGTATGGTAAAGTGATAAAGTCTACCTGCCCGCGGGACTTTTGTATAGTAAAGTGCTAAAACCGACCAATCCGCAGGACTTTCACACGCTAAAGTATAGTAAAGAGGTAGGGAATTAATGCCAATAAAGGCGAGGGCTTTATGCCCTCGCCAGTGCTTTGGTTATTGTGGTTTCGTTCGCAAGGCTTGCGGACTCAAACTTTATCTGATACTTGACACCGTTCACGGTCAGGTCGCCGTCCATGTAGTAGGGGACGCTATCCTTGTGCCACTCTTGCCCGGCGTTCTCGGTCACCCACTGTTCGAAGGCCTCGCCTTTGTTCTTGCGGCTTGCAAGGATGTCGGCCGCCGTGCCGATGTAGGCGGCACCCATGTTCATCAGGCGGTGGCGGGCGATGGTGTTCATCCGGATGCGGAGCTTGCGGGCACCGCCGTGGGAAGTGCTTTCCCTGTCCATACCTACCAGCCATTCGGGCAGGTCGTTCAGATAGATGGTGTAAACCTTGTCATTCATCAAGAAACCGATGATGTAGGCAGCCGCGGCGGTGGTGGCTTTGTAGGCGTTCAGCAGGTTCTTCATGGTGTTAACCTCTTTTCTCTTGCTTTGTGAGTATAGTATACCATACAGATCAGGCGTTGTCAATAGGTTTTTTGAGAGTTAACTAACTCTTAACAAAGCGTGATGCGGTGGCTTAAAGCGCCACCGCTTCACCCTTGGCATTCAGCAGGATAGCCTTGTGTCCATCTTTTTCCCACTGACGCGTATTCTTCACGTCATCATCGATCAAAATACCATCTTCACGGATATAATCGATCTTTTTACCATATCCAACAATACAGATAAACTTGTCAAGAGCCAGCGCAGGGACATACTTTTTCAGCCAATCAATCTTACCATTCTTCGCCGCTTCATTCGCCGCTTTGGTCAGGATGTAGCAATTTTCACCGGCATTGATCAGATTATTCAGCAGGTTAACATTCGCCATGAAAGGGGCGAGGTTGGCAAGGTAGGCATAGGACAGAGCCTGTCCGCGGTTAGTATAGTTAGAATGGAAGTCAGCCAGCACACCGTCCATATCGAAGTAGTAAGTCATTGTTTAGCACCTCTCTCTCATTTCTTGACTATATTATAGCACACCGAAATAGCAATGTCAATAGGTTTTTTGCGAATTAACAGACGCTTAACAAAGGCAGATTCGGGCATCCGAATGAGTTAGTTATGACTAACCTATGCCTTCACTCTCCCCTGTCCCTCCCTTCCGGTGCAACTATATTATAGCAAAAAAGAGGGCTTTTGTCAAGCCCTCTTTGTGTTAAGTCTTTATTAATGGGAAAGGATGGGGTTTAGCCCATCCCATTCGCTTTCGCCCACTTGCGGAGGATTGCATCCGCGGCGCTTTCGTATTCAGCCTTGCTGATTTTACGCCAGCCATTTTTAATCATCCATTCGTCCTCATGAGCATTGAAGGTTACGTTCGTGCGTCCATCCTCACGAATCCAGTAAAACTTCATTGTTTTTTCCTCCTTGTCTTTCCCTTTCGTTGATACTATTATAGCACATAACCGGACACTTGTCAACTCTTTTTTATGTAAAGTATATGTTAAGTTACTGGCCGGCCAGGTTGGTTAGTCTATACTAACTAACTATAAACATAAAAATAAGAAGGGCTTGCGCCCTTCTTACATCTTGGCGAGTTCTTCGCGCTTCGCGGCAAGCAGGTTTTCCAGTTCGGCAAGTTCTTTTTCCAGCTTCGCGCGCTTGGCGGCCTTGGCCTTCGCGGCTTTGTATTCGGCCACCGTCATGCCAGCGGCCGCGGCCTTCTCGGCTTCCTTGGCGTCCTTCTTGGTTTTGCGCTCGGCCTTCTCGCGCTCCATGCGGGCTTCCATCTCGCTCCACGTCTCACCCCAACGAAGTTCTTCGACTTTGCCATGCACGTTGTGATTGAAGGGCCAGACCTGCTCGGCGGCGAAGGCTTCGGCTTCGGCCTTGTCGGTGAACACCGCCACGTTGTTGTCGATGTCAGGCATTCCGCTCCACGGGTCAGTGGTGCCGCAGGTGGTGTAGTCGCAATCGACGCTGTACTTGTAGCCTTCGTTGATCAGCGCGCGGGTCTCGTTGATGGCCAGGGTCTTGGCGAAAATCTTCTTCATGGTGTTTACTTCCTTTCTCTCTCAACCTTGTGAGTATATTATACACCATAGAAGCGCAAATGTCAAGAGGTTTTTGAAAATTTCTTCTGTAAAGTTCATGTTAACGATCTGGCCGGCCAGAACGGTTAGTTTAGACTAACTAACTTCTTAGATCAAAAAAAGAAGGCTTTTCAGCCTTCTTTCATGCCATATATTCGTTAAAGAACACCCACAGCCTTGGCAACCAGTGGCGACAGCACCAGCATCAACAGCCCTAACACCATGCCATAATTGAACAACCAACGAGGATTGTCAGCATTGGCAATACCCACAAAGCACGACACCACAGCCACGATCACATACACAGGAAGCACCCACATCATTGTTAACGCCCCTCTCATTTGATGTATTCATTATACCAGAGATTCAGCGAACTGTCAAGTTAAGAGTTCGTTAACTCCGCGGCTTCCGTGCCCGCGTTCCTTGCTCAGCCCATCCTTGCCTCTCTTCTTGAATACATTATAACACATCAAACCAGATTTGTCAATATCTTTTTATGTAAACTTTATGTAAACTTGCTGGCCGGCCAGTAGTTAGTTTTGACTAACTAACTATTACAGAAGTATTACAATTCTGTGCGACCTTTCTCTGTGAGGGCATTTTTCACGGTTATAATAACCGGCCGGTTGATTATATCACTTAAAAACGGCTCTACGGGGCGATACGAAAAAAGTGCACAAACAGCACAAGAAAAATGTTAATTCCATGTAAAGAAACCCACTACGAAAACGTTTTCAACAGGCCAAATTAACACAACTATAACACTCTGACTTAACTTTTTGTGCAACTTTTTTTCAATCGTGGGCCACCGCTATTTTGAGGAAAAATAAAATATGAAATACTTCTGTAATAATTAAATGGTTTTGTAATAATTACTGGCCAGGCGTTTGACTTTCTTTGACTTTTGACTTTCATCATAGTAGCATGGTAAAGTGACAATATAGTAACATGATAAAGTGGTAGCATAGTAAAGTAGTAGTATGATAATATAGTAGCATAGTAAAGTAATATCACTTTACTATGATAAAGTGATGGTATGGTAATAACGGGCCAGGCCAGTTAGTTTTGACTAACTAACTAAAGTTAGTTGTAACTAACTAGAGGGTCCCCCGATATTTTACCATACAAATGTTAAATCTACACGCATGTTTGTGTTAAATAAATATGTCAATAAATACATATATTTTTAACGCGCACTTAATACTGTTGCCACATTTTTATGGTAGAATATCGGGGGAGGGTCGAGTTAGTTATGACTAACTCTTGTTAGTCCTGGCTAACGAAAACTTTGTTAAGTTTTCGTTAACTGGCTGGCCGGCCTACAGAGTTAGTTTAGACTAACTAACTCTGGTTAGTCATGGCTAACTCGAGGGTCCCCCGACATTATACCACACCTATGTTAACTGCGTATTATGTATATGTTAAAACTTTATGGCGAAAACTTTGTAAATTTTTCGTAAATTCAGGCTTGTTTGACTATCTTTGACTATTGACTAATTAACGAAAACATAATGAAAACAGCGATAAAATTTAACACACAGCCGCACGATTTAACCTAATGTTAATAATACTAGCAATTTGCACAAATTGCTTGTGCAGATTGTACACCTGCCTTTACATAAAGATAATACTTTATGCAATCTGTACAGAATAACGCATAATATTTGTGCAGTACGCGCATAAAAGTTTACCAACTCTAAACACAAACATGCTGGTTTTTAACAATTCCGTGTGCTATACTGTATTCAGAAAATGAAACACGGGAGGTCAAGACAATGAAGTACATGAAGGCTATGAATCTGAGCTACACCTACGACGCGACGCGCAAGGGCGCGAAGTATAGCATCAACGGGGGCAAAAGCTGGCTCAACGGCGGCGAATTCGCCGAAGCTGCGGCGAAAGCTGCCCATGGGCTGGACGCTGCGAAGGATGCCAACACGCGCTTTAACGAGGGCTCCGACGTGCCCGAGTTCCATGCGAGCGTGAAAAGCTCCAAGGCGAGCCTGACCAACATGAAGCTGGCGGACAGCTTCGAGGCGAGCCTGACGGCCTACTTCGAGCAGGTGGCAAGCTCCGAGTTCTGGTATGTGACCATCGCGGACGAGCTGGTGACCATCTACAAGATGAACGCCACGAAGTTCGAGAAGTTCCTGCGGAAGTTCTCCAAGCTCAACGAGCGCGGGATCATCCGGATTGCGGCCACCAGCTCCAAGATGCTGGCATGGTTGGACGCCAACGCCTAAAGGCAAGGCGTCCAGCCACCCGACTGGGAACTTTACAGAAGCTTAACTTGACAAACAAGCTACAATCTGGTATAATGAATATAGAAAGAGAGGGAATGAAAATGAAGTTTTTGCTGGTTGTTTGGGTAGTCATCATGGGGCTGTTTGGAATCTTCGGTGGGATGCATGCGAATGATACTGATAAAAATGGTTGCTACAAAGTAAATTGGCGTATGCTGGTAATACTTGGTATGTTTCTTCTGACTCCTGTCGTGGCTCACTTCTGTGGTCTGCTCTAAAACACAAGTAAAACGGCGGCTGTTAAGTCGCCGTTAACCCTTTGGCCGGCCCGTTCGTTAACAAACTCTTAACTTGACAACTGAATAATAATCTGGTATAATAATTACATCAAAAGAAAGGAGAAAACAAAATGTTCGAAATCTACAAGGTCAGCACTGGCAGGGTCATCCTGTCGGGTCTCTCCCTGCGCGAAGCGCAGGCTCTCCGCCTGACTTGGGCGGATCGGGCGGACCTGATCGTCCGCCCCGCGGCCTAACGGAGAGCGCAGGCTTTCCACTGGCCGGCCCGTTGTTTAACACACTCTTAACATAAAAAGTATTGACTTTCCTGGCACGATGGTGTATAATAATATCAGAAAGTGAGGAAAATAATATGACTAAATACATTGTTACCAATGACGCTACTAACTCTTGCATTGTTTTTTACGACATTGACAAGGCACGTAAAGCAGTTATTGATATGTCTGCGATTTCAAAGCATTTTTGGTATCTCAAAATACAACATAACTAAAACTTAACTTGACAACCATCAACCAATCTGTTATAATAAATACAGAAAGAACGAAGGGAGTAATTCAAATGAAGTTCTACATGGTCATGTGTCATCGGGGTCATTGCGGCGTAGGCCACAGCACTGAAATCAAGTTCGCAATCGCGGCAAATAATCTTCTGGATGCGTGCGACAAGGCGCGCAGGATGCCGAGCGTTAAGCACACGCGCATGGCAATCTATGGCAAGGAAATCACCGAAGCCGAGTATAACGAATATCGTAAAATCAGCGCGTATGAACGTTTTGACCAGCAGAGCGCAAAGCGACAGAGAGGACGTAGACGTTAAGTCTGCGTTAACTTTCTGGCCGGCCTGTAAGTTAACATAGAATTAACTTGACTTCTTAATAAGTATGGTGTATAATATATACAGAAAGTGAGGGAAAGAAAATGAAGTTTTTGATGATTCCGTATGTGTTGGTTGCTTGCCTGTTTGGTTTCTTTGGTATTGTTCACGCCGATGATGTTGATGAAAATGATTGCTTCAAAGTGAATTGGCGTATGATTGTTTTTCTTAGCATGATGATGTTATCGCCCATCGCGGCAAAACTGTTTGGTTTGCTTTAAGCAAATCTTAACTTGACAACTCACCCACAACATGCTATACTATACACAACAAGTGAAGGAAACACTATAAAACCAGAAAGGAAACACTATGCGTATTCAGATAAGTTGTCTGCTCGTTCTCACTGGTTTGATTGACTTTATTCTGTGGTCTATGGGTAAGGTTCCCTATGGCGCTCTGTGTTGGGCAACGCCGCTGATTTTCGGGATTATTGGCACCACCATCGAACAGGTTTGTAATTAAAGAAGGCGTTAAACCTTCTTTAATTTTATGTAAAATTCGCGGCCGGCCCGCGACTTAACAAACAATTAACTTGACTTCCTCTCGAAATTATGTTATTATATATATGTCGAAAGGAAAGAGGGAGTGATTCCATTGGGTTAGAGTGAGGGGCAACAGACCACTTGGCGGTGGAGAACTGACCCCACGATTACGCGAAAACCGTTCCCCATTGACCTTGGGCAAGTCAATGATGTTTGAAGCCTGCCGCGAGGGAGTAGCTAACCCTCGCGGTTTATTATTTTAATGTTAATTTGCTGGCCGGACACTATGTAAAAACTATGTTAACTTTCCCAAAATCGCTTGACATTTCATTTTCAATGTGCTATAATTATTCCAGAAAGAAACGAAAGGGGAATTTCATTTTATGATCGTCTATCGAATTTACTGTGGCAATTTTGAAGGCTCTTCCTCTTACCGCACGCGCGAAGAGGCACAGGCGGCCGCCAATTTCAGAACGAATTGCTGTGGCGTAGAATGGACGGTGCGGGAGATTATTCTCCCGTAATCGATCTGTTAATTTTATTTTAATTTACTGGCCGGCCAAGTAATGTTAATTCTATGTTAAACATCCTAAAACCACTTGACATTTTATTTCATTAGTGATATAATAATTACAGAAACAAATGAAAGGGGAAATCCTAAAATGACAAAGCATAATACTTTTCAGACTTGGGAAGATTTGACCGACCAGGAACAAGTTTATATGTGGTGGGATTACAATGCGGCTAATCCCGATAATGAGATTTCATTTTCCGAGTTCAATGAAATGATGACGGGATTCATTTTCGAATGAATCCCGAATTTCATTTTGTAAATTCAATGTTAAGTAATTACCCGGCCAGAGAGTTAGTTTCTTCTAACTAACTATTAATTTCATTTTAAGAAAACGCCCGGCCCGCCATGTTAAATCCATGTTAAATCATCCTTTAACCCCTTGACTTTTGCCGCCGCTCGGTATATAATATATACAGAAAGAGGAAAGGAAGTAAACAAAATGAAGCAGATGATTTGGTTCGATATGGATGGCACGATCGCGAACCTGTATGGCGTTGAGAATTGGCTCCCGATGCTGATTGCCGCTGACCCCGCTCCCTACAAGCTGGCGGCTCCGCTGGTCAATATGAACAAGCTGGCACGGACGCTGAACAAGCTCCAGCGAGCTGGTTACAAGCTCGGTATCATCAGCTGGCTGAGCAAATCCAGCACTCCCGAATATGATAAAGCTGTGACCGCCGCCAAGCTGTGGTGGCTCCGCAAGCATCTCGGCTCCGTCAAGTGGGATGCAGTTAACATTGTCGCCTACGGTCGCAACAAGTGGGAAGTGTGTGGCGAGGGCATCCTGTTCGATGATGAAGCCCCGAATCGTGAAGCGTGGGGCGGCAACGCCTACCACCCCGATGACATGATGAAGATTCTGTTAAGCCTCGCTTAACAGAATCTTAACTTTTCTGGCCGGCCCGATTTTTAACGCAATCTTTACTTGACTTCCTCCCAAATCTTTGCTATAATAATTATAGAAAGAGGGGATGTGAAATGAATTGGAATCTTGATGAAATTAGAAACTGGATTAAGCGCCAGCCCGCTTCACCTAAAATTAAGCGGATGCGCGTTAACCTTTTCGACATCTATCGTTATCAGGAAGATTACGAAAAGATTTACCAGATGGTCCAGGATTTAACAAATCCTTAACTTGACAAATCAGTCATTCCATGGTATAATAAATACATCAAGTGAAGGGAAACACTTATAAAACCAGAAAGGAAACAAAATGATAACGAATGTAAATAAGTGGTGGCATTGCTTCATTGAATGGGAAGATACCGACGGCAAATGGAAAATCTCGGTTGTTCCGTGGTATGCTTTGATTGATGGCATTCTCGGACATATCGTCGGCAATGATGAATTCAAATGGGCGTGGGTTCCTCCGTGGAGAGTTGAAGTAACAAAGAATTAACTTGACAATCTTTCCAACTTCTGCTATAATAAGTACATAAGAGAAGGAAAACTCTTCCAAACCAGAAAGGGAAACAACATGACTAAGATGGAGATTCGCACCAACGTTAAGACCGCCGTCGCCGAACAGTTCACCGAGTTTTTCGGTAATGCCATCCAGATTGACGATTTCACCTACGCCATCCCCATGGGCACCGCAGAGGACAACGGACACCCGCTGTTCGCCAAGGTTGAGATTTCCTGCCCGAACTGGTATAACACTCAGCGCACGGAAGCCTTTAATCTGGATGAAAAGGTAAAGGCATATGAAGCCAAACTGTCCGAACAGGCAGAAAAGGCAGCAGAAAAATTGAAGAAACAGCGCGAAAAGAGTGAGAAGGCATAAAGCCTTCTCACTTATATAATAGAGGTGATAGACATGAATAATATATGGTGTGTATATAAACATACTTTTCCAAATAATAAAAGTTATATAGGCATTGCCGCAGGAAAACCAGAATATAGATGGGGACCATCTGGTTCTGGATATAAAGAACAACCTTTAATTTCAAGAGCCATATTAAAATATGGTTGGGATAATATAAAACACAAGATATTATTTTCTAATTTAACACAAGCAGAAGCAAAAGAAAAAGAAATTGAACTAATAAAAATATATAAAACTTATTATACTGACGGTAATGGTTATAATATGACACGTGGCGGTGACGGACAAGCCAAATTAGATATAGACCAAGCAGAAAAATTATGGAATGATAATAAATCTTGTAGTGAAATTGGCCGCATTTTAGGACACGACCGTCATTGTATTATACGAGCACTTAACGCATTAGGATATGATACTTCTGTGCCTAAAAAGATTTATCAATATGATACCAAAGGTAATTTTATTAAGGAATATAAAACTATAACAGAAGCATCAAATGCCACTGGATGTGATGGAAGTAGCATATCTAAATGCGCCAGTGGAAAAAGAAAAACAGCGGGTGGATTTAAATGGAGTTATGAGAAGGAAGGGGTTTAACCCTTCCTTCTTTTGTTATTTCTTTGTTAATTTTCGGGCCGGTCCGCGGCTTTACCTCATCTTAACAAATCCTAATATCAGCATAGCCACGACACCAAACAGCCAACCGCGCCCAAAGAAACAAGCAAAGAACATCATAACCGAAACACCCAACACCCAAACCTTTGCGAAATTTTCATTCATTGTTTTACCCTCCCTGTTTTCTATATATAGTATAGCACAAGATTATAAGAAAGGCAAAGACAAAGTTAAATCTATATTATGACAAAATTTAGACAGTGTCCGGCCCGGTTAGTCGCAACTAACTGTTAAGAAAAAGAAAAGAGGCTTACGCCTCTTCCTTCTTTGCCTTAGCCTTGGCTACCTTGGCAGCCTTTTCAGCATCCTTGACAGCCTTGGCATCAGCCTTGATGCGCTTCTCGGCTTCCCACTCTTCCGCAGCCACGAAGGGGTCGAAAGCCTTGGACACCTTAGTGTCCTTCCACGACTTGGACTTGACGGTGACTTCCGTCCAAACTTCCTGACCGTCAACAGTCTGGAGGATGGCGAAGGAACCATCAGCGAACTTGACAGCATCATTCTCCATCAGAGAAGGCATGATAGCAGAGATAGTCATCTGACGAGCGGTGGACTTGATTTCGTTAGCGTTCATATTATTCCCTTTCTGGTTTTTTAGCCTTTTCCTTGGCTTCTGTAATCATTATAGCAGAGATTCAGCGGATTGTCAAGTTAAGTTTCTGTGAACTCTCTCGCTTATCCGTCCTTACCTCCCTGCCCTTGGAACAATTATATTATAGCAGAAATTCCATCAGGAGTCAAGCACTTTACAAAAACTTAACATTCGCGGGCCGGCCAGTCATTTAACATAAAAATAACAAGTGCTTTCGCACTTGTTAATTATACCTATCAAGCACTTCCTGCGTGAAGGCGTAATCAATAAGACACGCTTTCCCATTACGGATGCCCCAATTATAAGAATGAATATCCTTATCAAATTTAATCACCCATTTATATTCCTGCTCCGTTAAGTAATCCCGAATTTCACCGCCATTATAATCCGTTCCCACCTTATCAATACGCGGCATAATTACAAACGGCAACCCCCGATATTCAACAGGCGTAACTTCCGCGAGCAAATACTCATAACCCACCCGCTTAGCTTCCTGATAGGCACGGTATTCATCATCACATCCACCAATGTCATTAACACAATCGGTATCATAATCCCATTTGATAACGTAATCAGAGGTAATAAGGGCAATCCGCGCCGAACCACAACAGACCGAAACATGACGGTTCTTGTCATAATTATATTTCTCTACCTGATATTCGACTTCGCTCACATCCCACAGATACCCATCGATATAAGGAAAGATAGACCGCAGGAAATTCATGGCGCGCACACGATAATCAGATTTCATTTTGAATGCCCCTTTCGTTCTTTCTATATATATTATATAGGATGTATCCCGCAATGTCAAGTTAAGTTTATGTTAAATTCAGGCCCGGCCCGCGTTTTAACAAGAACTTTACATTATAAACTATTGACTTTCAGTCCAAATTCTGCTATACTATATACAGTTGAGAGGGAGAGCGGTGGAAACAAGTTGGACGCACCGCGCCCAGAGCGACACAATTTACGCCATACCCTCTCAACTTCACGAAATCTTAACTTGACAAGGTTGGGAAATCGTGATATAATAAGGGTGTTAAAGGGTTCTTGCCGAATCTGGTTGAAAGAACCCAGTAGATAGAGGAAGAATCCTTTAACAAACTCTTAACTTGACATTTGATAGCATTTCTGCTATAATATAAGTGTCAAAAGGGCAAGGGACGGACAGTAAAGGATGGGTGACCAATCTACTTAGTTAGAGAGCGGCTAAGCCACAAGTCCCATGGTGACGCCGCGAATGGTTAACAAACTCTTAACTTGACATTATAGCCGATTGGTGCTATAATAAATACATCAAAGGGAAGGAAAACCCACCAAACCAGAAAGGACACTACACTATGAAGAAGAACACTCTGACCGCTCTGTATAACTACTTCGTGAACTCTGACGACACCGTTGACCTGTCCACCGTGGTGGAGGACATTCGCGCCGAGTATGAGCGCACCGTTGCCAAGTCGCAGGCGAAGGCTGACGCCTACGATGTCGCGAAGCCCATCGTGTTCGGCGTGATGACCGAGCCGATGACGGTCAAGGAAATTTTCGCCAAGTGCGAGAACGACCTGCCTGACGGCTTCACCGCGCACAAGATTCAGTATGCTCTGCTGAACTACTGGCGCGACGAGGTTGTCAAGATTGACAATGGCAAGTCTGCCTTCACCTACATGGTGAAGTGAAACTAACCGCCCTTCGGGGTGGTTTTTCTTTACATTTTCTTTTGTTAAGATTTCGTTAATTTTCGGGCCGGGCGCGGAGTTAACAATCATTTAACTTGACCTCTTGGCTTTTATAGTGTATACTATATATAGAAAGTTGAGAGGAGATAACAACAATGAAGCAGAATGAACAGCAGTACAAAATCGCCGTAGAAACCCAGTGGAATATTTATTCTAACCCCTATTGTACTTATCATAAAGTTTATTCTGCTTATACCAAATTGATTAAGTATATTGAAAAAGGAATTGTTATCGGCTATAAATGGATTAAAGATTTTATTATTGATAAAACTCAAAAAGTAAAAAATCGTATCCGCCGCATCAGTGAAGGCAATGCGTTCCACGATATTCACCGCGCAGCAAAATGGTTTTATCTTATGTATTATTATGATTTCAATGGACGCTTTCTTTTTTCAAAAGTAGGAACAACTGAACGTACTCTTTATAAAAGAGCCAATGAACATGAAAAAAATTACACAGGTTCTTATAAAGAAGTATGGACAGTAAAAATTATTAAAGGGTGGGATTGCGGAAAAATCAATCCAAAGCATATTGAACTTGATATGATTGATTATTTAGTCGAATGTTATCCTAATACTCATGTCCCTAATGACCGTTTTAACATCGTAATCGACCCCGATATTATTGATGAAAAAATTAATAATTGGCTTTCTATTTATGGAATGATTCATTAAGAAGGGCAATGCCCTTCTTTAATTTTATGTTAACTTTTCGCCCGGCCCGCGAGTTAACAAAATCTTAACTTGACTTTTGCTCGTTGCAGGTGTATACTATATACAGAAATTAGGAAAGGAACTAAATCGAAATGATTCTTAACATTACTGACCGCTACCTTCTGCTTCTTGATGTTGAAACCGCGAACGATACAACCGATGCCATTGTTTATGATATTGGCTTTATGCTGATTGACCTTTGCACTGGCACAATATGTGAACAGGGCTCTTTCGTGATTCGTGACACTTTCGTTTATGAGCGCGAATTGGTAAAGGTTGCCTACTACGGCGATAAGATTCCTGAATACGTTGCCGACATCCAGCAGGGAAAGCGTCAAATGATTGACTTTCTGACGGCACGGCGTCATATTCTTAACATAATGGAAAAATATGATTGCCATACGGTTGCGGCGTATAATTGTAATTTTGACCGCAACGCCCTTAACACCACGCTTCGTTTCTTAACGAAATCTAAACATCGTTACTTCTTCCCTTACTCTACTAACTTTGTATGTATTTGGAATATGGCTTGCGACAGCATTTGTCAAACTAGCGAATATAAAACGTTTGCCGAAACTAACCGCCACTATTCCAATCACGGCAAGAACTACCGCGCCACCGCCGAGACGGTTTACTCTTTCTTAACAAATAATCCTGACTTCCACGAGGAACACAAAGGTTATGATGATGTTAAGATTGAAAAGGCAATCATGGAAAAATGTCTGGAATATGATAAGAACTTTAAGGGAATTAAACGAAATTGTTGGATGAAGGTAAAACGGGGAGCGCTCGCTCTCCGTTAATTCTTTGTTAATTTTCGGGCCGGCCAGATAGTTTACACAGAATTAACTTGACTTCTTTCCTAGATTCTGCTATACTATATATACAAAAAGAAAGGAGATTTATTTTATGACTGTTAAGGAATTGATTAAGGAACTCCAGAAGATGCCCGAAGATGCGGTTGTGCTCGGTGATATGTATCTTAATCAGTATTGTATTATTGATACAGTTGAATATGATGATGCGACAAACACCATCTCGTTCTATGGCGAGGATACTTTTGAAGAACCCGACATTCCCGACGACGTAGACGAAACTAACTACGACCCCTACTGCGGTTGTGATATGTATGAAGTTGATGAGATGTGGTAATTAACCACATCTTAACAATCACCCGGCCTGCCATTTAACAGAATCTTAACTTGACTTCCGCGCGCAAATCGTATATACTATATATAGAAAGTGAGGGACAGCATTATGATAGTGTTTAGCATTATTATTTTCATCTGGGGACTGTTGGGAATTTGTGGTTTGATAAATTGTAAAAAAGAAAGGATAATTTGGGAACTCTTAATTTTTGGAATTATAATACCTTTTCTGCCTGTTTTTGCTAAACTCTGCGGTTTAATATAATCTTAACTTGACTTCTAACTTCCGCTATGCTATAATAATTCCAGAAAGTGAGGGAATACAAATGGAAAAGAAAAATCAAAAACGTTCCACTTGGGTCGGCTATCGCCCTTCCGTCATTCCCGCGAAGAAGAAGAACAAGAAACACGAGCGCAAACAAGGCAAACAGATTTGCCGCGACGCTATGAAAGGGGAAAAGGAATGAAAGACTTTTTTCTAAAAGATTCTGACGGAAAGCACTTTGATCCTAACACGGGCAAACGTGAACCCGTTTATTGCCCCTGCAATGGTTGGGACTGCCTTTATTATCATGATGGAATATGCTATGAACGTGACCCGATGGAAGAATGTGATGATTGGGGTCTCTTTTGGGACAGTTGGGAAGAATGGGAGAATAGTTAGTTCTCCCTAACTCCGCCCGGCCCGAGATTTAACAAACTTTTTACTTGACTTTTTGTGGAAATTATGGTATTATATTTATAGAAAGTGAAAGGAGAAAGTCAAATGATTATCACCATTGAAGTTGACACCAATAACCCGCATACCGTCTATACGCGAAATGAGGACAATTCTATCTCGATTGAATATAGCGACATTGAACCCGACGAACTTTGCCTCGAAGAAATAATTAACGATTTCTTAACTTGACTTTCCCTCCCGAATCTGCTATAATAATTCCAGAAGGTGAAGGAAAACACCACAAACCAGAAAGGACAACGCCCATGAGTAAAGCATCTCTTGAAACCGAAATCCGCAATCAGGTTCTCCAGACCGTCATCAATGCCGTGAATCCCATCAGCGACATTCTCCCGATTAGTGCCAGCGAACTGGCTCTGCCTGTCGTTGACAGCGAAGGCAACGAAAAGTTTGCCGTTATCAAGGTGAGCATCCCTCGCGGTGAGCGTGATGGCAACGGCGGTTATATCCCCTTTGACGGTTACGCCGCCGCCGAAGATTGGAAACTCGTGCTTGCCGACCGTGCCGATAAGGCGGCAAAGCGTAAGGAAAAAGCGGAACGTGCCGAAAAGGAAAAGGAGCGTAAACGTGCCGCACGCAAGGTCGTAAAAGACCTTAACACCGTAGGATTCAAGGCTCTTGTGTCCCAGCCGATAACAGAGGATGAATAATCCTCTGTTATTTTTATGTTAATTTTCCGGCCGGCCCGTTATTTAACGTAAACTTAACTTGACTTCATTCTTGCTTTGATGTATACTATATACAGAAAAGGAAAGGAGATTTCATTTATGAGTATTGAAGAAAGAATCCAGCGTTTGCGTGACCACGGCTATCCCATTATTCACCTGTTCGGAAACTGGTATTGGGGCCGCATCTACTCTAAAAACTATAAGAAGTTTTCTTTTTGGTGGTTTCATCATTTTGTAGAACCTTCTATTCAAATTGATGAAGAACCAATTAAACCGCAAGGTAAATACAGACTTAACGAATAATTAACTTGACTCCCTATCAAAACTATGCTATAATAAATACATCAAAAGAAAGGGGAATAAATCAATATGTTCGATGTTGTTAAGATGATGCACACCCTATCCCATCTGCCCTTTGAAGAGCTTTTGGCTCTCAGTGCTTCCGAAGGTGCCCAGAGTTGTTCCAAGCCCTCTAAGATTGAGATAATCACCGCCATTATTGCCAACCGTGCGGCAATGGCTAATAGTTTCGTGCCTGACCGCACTCGTTACCGTTTCCGCGAAATGGATGGCACGGAGCATTATGTAATGCTCACGCCCGAACAGGAACGCTTTATGCAATGGAACCACGATAACGCTATTGATTATGATAATATCGATATTGATGTTATTGAAGATATTAAATGGGAAACTCCGTAAGGAGTTTTCCCTTTATTAATTTTATGTTAAGAACTCGCCCGGCCCGCTTTGTTAAGATTATGTTAATTCCTGGATTTACCCTTGACTTCGCGCGGAAATTCTGCTATACTATATATGTCAAGAGGCGAGAGGAAAGCCAAAGACGCAGGAGAGAGTGAACGAGAGAACAAGCGCGCGATTGTTAACTGTCGGTTCCCACCTAGCGAGCGAACAAAAACTTAACACTCCAACCTCTTGACAAACACCAAAAACCATGATATAATGGTTACACAAGAGAGGGGAAGGAAAACCCCATCAAACCAGAAAGGGAATCAATATGAAGAACACCATGACTTACTCCGTTGCTCTGTCTACCGCCATCGAGACCATGAAGGACACCATGCCCGAAGTTGCGGAGCGTCTGACCGCTCTGCGTGAGACCCTTGCGAAGCGTTCCCAGCGTAGCGAGGATTCCAAGGCGAAGGCTTCTGCGAAGCGCAAAGAGCAGAACGCCGCGAAGCGTGCCGAGATGTGCGCGCAGGTTGTGCCGATTCTGCGTGATGTCATGACCGCAGACATGACCGCGAAGGAGATTTTCTCCGCCGCGCAGGAGCGTCTGCCGCAGGACTTCACCGCCGCGAAGGTTCAGGCGATTCTCCTGCGTGAGATGAAGAACGAGGTCATCAAGACCGAGACCAAGGGCAAGGCGAACACCTATCGCCTTGCGGAGTAAGAAAAGGGCGCAAGCCCTTTTCTTTTGCCCACCAGTTAGTCCAGGCTAACTCGGGCCGGGCAATGCAAAATGTATGTTAAGTAGTTTCCCGGCCCGCGATTTAACATAATCTTTACACGCAAAAGTATTGACTTTCACCGCGATTTCTGCTATACTATTATTGTTCCAAGGGGAGAGCGAAGCAAGTGTAACGACGTAATCGGCTTTAAATACCTTCCTACGCGCGGAAAAACGAGCCGCTCTCTCGGAACTTCATAAAATCTTAACTTGACATTACATCACAAACGTGATATAATGAATACATCAAGGGGAGCGAACGTGACATCAGGGGAGTCACCGCGGTAAGTCGTAAGACGATTGCGTAGGCCACTTGCAAAAGAGGGCCGTCCCAAGAGGGATGGAGTTCAATTCTCCCGCTCTCCACTAGATTATAACAGAATCTTAACTTGACAAACGGTTGAGAATCTGATATAATAAATACACAACAGAGGAAGGAAAACCTCACAAACCAGAAAGGGAAACACTATGAAGAACACTCTGACCCGCATTGACGCTCTGAACATTGCCATCAACTCCATCCCCATGGACATTGAGAACCCCACTGAAGTTGTGGAAGTCCTCACGAAGATTCGCGACCAGATCGCAAAGCCGCGTAAGGCGAGCGAGGACACTAAGGCGAGGGCTAAGGCCAAGCGTGCTAATGAACGTGCTGTGCTGATGGCACAGGTTCTCCCCATCCTGCGTGACGCTCTGACCGAAGGCGGCACCGCCAAGGAAATCTTTGAGCGTTGCGCCGATGCGCTCCCCGAAGATTTCACCAGTGCCAAGGTGCAGTATATTCTGCTCCATGAACTGGCGGACGAGGTTGTTAAGACCGAAGCCAAGGGGAAGGCTAACACCTACATCCTGCGGTAAAAAACAGAGGGCGAAAGCCCTCTGTTAATTTTTTGTTAAAAATCGGGCCGGGCCCGTAGTTAACAAAATCTTTACTTGACTTCTCTTAAATGTTGGAATATAATATATATAGAAAAAAGAAAGGAGACACCAATTATGGCTATCAATACCTATTACGTTTACACCACCAACGTTATTTGCCGCTTTTTCACCGCTGAAGGCGAGATTTTGCGGTGTAATGATTGTGGCACCATGGACGACATCCACGAACGTATGTGTAAAATTATTGTAAAGCATAGTTTCACAGGTGCTGATGCTTGTTCTGCTGAAACTGGCGAGGTTCTCATGGTGATTGAGCGGACTTAACGTCCGCTTAACATTCGCCCGGCCCGAATTGTTAAATCTATGTAAACCTATTGACTTCTTCTGGATTTTCTGTTATACTATATATGTCAGGGGGGAAGGGAAATGAGAAAGAGCCTTTACAAGCGCATGGAAAAGAACACCACCGCGTGGGACTTGACCGCATCGTGTCGCCAGTTTGTTTTCAATAACAAGAACCGCCGCAAGTTGCGCCGCGAACTCCGCCGTAAATCGCGCAAGGCGATCAACCGATTCTTTAACAAAGACTTTACTTGACAAACCCCAAATTCTGTGATATAATATAATCAAGAAGTGAAGGAAAACACTTAAAACCAGAAAGGGAAAACATTATGAAGATTTCCAAGGCTATCGTCGATTCCAACATCCGCACCGCTATCTTTTCCGCTCTGAACGTCGCCAACATCGAAGGTTTCCACAAGATTAACGACCGCCAGTATGGTTGCATCGTCGAAGATGTGAACGGCGACCGCCGCTATGCGCGTGTCGGCGTCATCGTTGCCGAACAGCGCGAGGACATGACCGCGGACGAACTGATGGCGTTCGAAATCGCGGACTACAACGCGAAGCAGGAAGCCAAGGCGAAGCGTGCCGCGGAGCGCGCCGAAAAGGCCGCGAAGGACAAGGCGAAGCGCGAAGCCGCGAAGGACAAGGAAAAGGAAGGGGAATAATCCCCTTCCCCTCCCTTTGAGGTTAAATTTATGTTAAAAATCGGGCCGGACAGGAGGTTAACTTATGTTTTACATATTTCATGATTATATGAATAACGAATATGCATTATTCACCGACAAAACCAAACTCACAAAATTCATAGATGAATACAAACAATATTGGATGCATCGTATTGAATATGAAGTCACAGAAAATGATGATTATGAAGTAATTCCAGTTTATCGCACAGACCCGCCTATATGGGAGATTTGCCCCGATGGTTGATGGACCCGGCCAGAACTTAACCGAATCTTAACTTGACATTTCACACAGATAGAGTTATAATATATACAGAAAAACGAAAGGGGCAAATCATATGAAATTTATTATTACAGTGGATTGTGCTTGCGGATATTCTTTTAATGTAAATCAAGTAAAAGTTTACGGTGAAAAATATCCTTATTGTTTTTGTCCTAATTGTAATAATAAATTTTTTATAAAACGCGGCTTCTATGCTTTAATCGAATCTTAACTTGACTTTTCTATCCGCTAGGAGTATAATAAATACAGAAAGAAACGAAAGGGGACTTCACAGAATGAACGTTTTTGTGGTTATGTCTAATTACTTCGGAGATGGATATTTTGGTGTCTACTCCTCTATCAAGCGAGCGCGCATAGTTCTTGAACACTATTTCGCAGAGGATGAGAACATCGTTGCTGTTGAGGACTGTGGAGACTATGACTATATGATTACAACCGCAGACGGAGTTCAATGGCGTATAGATATTTGTTGGGATTATCTTGATGATGAATTCGAGGAAGGAATTGTTAAGGAGGATTAATAATTTATGAAATGTCCGAATTGCGGCAAAATTCTTGAAGATGTAATCTTCATGGACTTTGAAGAATACGATGGCAAAGTATATGCTTCCTATGAAGCACATTGCCATGACTGTAATTGCGATTGGCATTGGGAAGATGTATATGAATATACTGAAACCACTATCCCCTATCAGATTAAACCAAACGACCATCTTTGATGGTCGTTAACTTTATGTTAAGAAACTGGCCGGCCAGCAACTTTACACAAACTTTACCGAAAATACGTTGCTTCTTAACAGTCAAATATGGTATTATATATATACAAGAAATGAAAGGGGAACATACCTAATGAAAATCATCTTCGAAGTCGCTCTGTCTGTTTGGCTCACCTCGTCCCTGTTTATGCTCTACTTCTGGGGCACGGCTTTCATCGCCACCTATGCCCGCGATGGCAAGATTCTGCTGATGCCGTTCGGTCAGTTTCTTTACATCCACTTTTGCCCCATCGTCCACACCGTCAAGTGCTTCCAAATTATGCGGCGATACACCGAATTGAAAGCCCAGGCAGCGAAACGCGGAATGTAAATTCCGCGTTAATTTTTCGCCCGGGCACTTATGTAAATTTGGTGTTAAGGAATTACCCGGCCCGAAATTTAACAAAAAGTCAACATTTTGATAATACCCACTTAACACTACTATGGTATAATATCGGGGGAGGCACCAGTTAGTCGCCACTAACTCAGACTATCGGGCTTCGGGCTTCCCCTCTTCAGTATAGCACACTTTATGTTAAGAATCAAGCATAGTTGTGTTAAGTTTAGGTTAAGTTTCACTTTAGTATAGTAGCATGGTAAAGTGGTAAATCCTTAAAGTCCTACTATTTGACTATACTATAAATTTATGTTATAATTATTTCAGAAAGGATAAGGAGGGGTTATAGCACGTGGCAAGCTGGAAAGCTGGAAGCTGAATAAACGAACGGGCCAGCTGGAAAACTGGCCTGCAAGCTGGAAATTTTCTAGCCAGACCCGCGAGCTGGAAAGTTGGAACTTCCAGAGAAGCTGGAAAATTTTTTTTAAAAAAATATCCCATTCTAGTATAACATAAATTATTTATTTTGTCAAATAAATAATTATTTTTTATTTTAAAATAAAATTTTTTTATTTATTAAAATAATTTAAAATAATTTAAAAATAAT